TAGCGGGAAAACTTTTGCCAGAATGACGCTCGCCGTAGATCGCAGGAGAGCAAAAGACGGGCAGCAGCAGGCAGACTTTCCGACGCTGATAGCGTGGGGAAAAACGGCGGAATTTGCTGAAAAGTATCTTTTTAAGGGCAAGAAAATTCTGGTCGAGGGCAGCTTGCAGACCAGCAGTTATGAGAAGGGCGGCGTGAAGCATTACACGACGGACGTATTGGTGGACAATATCGAGTTTGCGGACAGCAAGCGGCAGGACGATGGCGGCGGTAACTATGCAGGAAATGATGATATCCCGTATTGATGGGAGGGAAATAATACGATGGCAAAGCGGAAAGCGATCAGTAAATCCCTTCGCTTTGAAGTGTTCAAGCGTGATTCGTTTACTTGCCAATACTGCGGGCGAAGTGCGCCGGAAGTTATTTTGCAAGTTGACCATATTGAACCAGTTTCCAAAGGCGGCAAGAATGACATATTAAATCTCATAACTTCTTGCCGTGATTGCAATTTAGGCAAGGGCGCAAAGAAACTTGATGATAATACTGCCATAGTAAAAATCAAGAAGCAGCTTGATGAGGTAAATGAACGACGCGAACAGCTTGAAATGCTTATGCGGTGGAAGAATGAATTGTTAAAGATACGTGAACAGGAACTTGACGATGTTTGCGATTATTGGGCCGACGTTGTTAATCCGTATTCCTTAAATGATGCTGGTCGCCTTAGCATGAAAAAACTTTTATATCGGTTTACGGTCAAAGAGGTATTAGAGGCGATTGATATAGCTGGACATAGTTATCTTAAATACGTTAGAGACGATAAGGACAAGGAAAACTTTAAGTTAGATCATCAAAGCGTCGAAAATGCTTTCTCAAAAATAGGCGGGATTTGTTACAACAGGAGGAAGGACAATGCCAAGAGCAAGGAACATTAAGCCTGGGTTTTTCATGAATGAGGACTTGGCTGATATTTGTCCTGAGGGGCGGCTTTTATTTATCGGCTTGTGGATGCTTGCAGATCGTGAGGGGCGTCTGGAAGACAGGCCTAAAAAAATCAAGGCGGAGATTTTCCCATATGAAAATTATGACGTTGATTCGTTACTCAATGACCTCGAATCGAAAAATTTCATTAAAAGGTATAGCCTAGGCAATGCCAAGGACATGCCTAGGTACATACAAGTCATAACCTTTACACGGCATCAAAATCCTCATCCACGGGAATCAAAAAGTATCATACCTCCTTACAATGAAAACGCTGAAACCGTTGAAAAAACTGAAAGCCATGAAAAGGAATTGCCTAGGCAAGACCTAGGCATAACCAAGGATTTGCCTAGCCATGAAAAGGAATTGTCGAGCAATGCTGAATCCCCATTCTCTGAATCCCCATTCTCTGATTCTCTGAATCCTGATTCCAATGCTGCAGCTAACGCGCGCGCGGAAGTAGTCTCTATGTTTGAGAATTGTATTCATCCAGTCGCAAACGAAATAGAACGTGATTCTTTGATTGCCATGATTGAAGAGGACGGATATGAACTTGTGAAGGACGCAATCAAAGAGGCTGCTGCAAACCGCGGGCGAAGTGTACGGTATATCCAGGCTATTCTTGATCGCTGGCGGAAGGAGGGAAAGCATGGACGAGGTACAGGCTATCGTCGAAAGAATCAAAGAAGCCCAGAAGAAGAAAAGCGAAAGTGGGACAACGAGCCAAACGGCTGGCGATCAGACCTTGCAATCTGACGAGAAGCGCAAGCGGCTTGAATCCTGCGGGATTTACAAGCGCTTCCAGAACGTGACGTTTGCAGCAATCGAGCGCCGAGGCTTGCCGTCTGACAACGTGATACGGGAGAACTACGCACACGTGCAGGACTATGTGGCTCATTTGGCGGAGAATTTAAAGCGCGGATACGGGCTGATCTTGACTGGCGGTTACGGGACTATGAAAACAACGCTGGCCGTGGCTGTATTGCGTTCACATCTTGACGCCGGCGGGAACGGTTTATTTCTTCCGATGTGCTCCATGATGGACAATCTGTTTACGATGCGGGAAATGTCACGCGAGGAATGGGCGCGATATGAGAAGCGCATACGGTCAACGCCGTTGCTTGTGCTTGATGATCTGGGCAGCGAGGACACGGATAAAAGCTGGGTGCGTGCGAAGGCTGACAGCATAATCACGGAGCGCTACAACAAAATGCTGCCGATCATCGTAACAACGAATCTGACGCAGGACGAATTGTTAAACACATATTCCGGGCGTATTGTGGACAGACTGCGAAACACGTCCAGATGCTTGACGTTTGGCACAGGTTCGCAGCGGCGAGTTATGGGAGGACAGGCATGAAAGCGAATCGTGAAGATGTGGTTCAAGCCGCGCTGACTGTTGAGCGGTGGTGCGCGGAAAATAAAGGGTGCATAAATAAAGACCGCATAGATTGTCCATTCGTAGGCAGAAATGGAATGTGTACATTGATAGGTCTGCCGGACGCATGGAATCTTGTAGAAAAACTACGCACAAGGGGGCTGGAACATGAAAAGTGAATTTTTGCATACGCCGGAAGAATACTGGAAAATGTTTCGTGACGGATGCCGTAGCGGAAAGGCTACTTTTAACCTTCCGCATGGCTGCACGGAAGAAGATAAAGATATTGTTCTTGCTTTTTTCTGCTATCTTATGGCGGTTTCTGATTCTCCAGTTGAGGAATTGCCCGCCGATGATGACGACCCATTCTGCCTCGAGGGATACAAATTGATTTCAGTATCGTCGTTTATGCGATTTTATCCGTTTTTCTCAAAGGTTGCGGCGAAAAGGATTTTTGATCGTGGTGTCGAGTTGTTTGTTACGGGCGTTAACCCGCAAAAGATGGACGCAGGATTTATAGGCTCGATTATACCGGGCGCAGAAATATCGTATTCTCCGACGGTAAGTATTGAGGTAAAAGGTAAACGGTTCAAGCACTTAACGAATATCGTTATAGGCTCATGCGTTATAACTCATGGCAAAAGGTCGAAGCGGTATGTGCATCTTGTAAACGACCTTTTCAATTTAGGCGGAGAGCCGCCAAGGGTTAAAGCAATACGACCTAAAGAGGCGTTATTAGTGACGGAGGCACAACATGACGATTGAATTTACAGTACCCGGTCGCCCCGTTCCGATGGCGCGGCCTAGAGTGACGGCGCGGGGAACGTACACGCCGAAGCGGTGCAGGGACTATAAGACGGCTGCGATGATGTTCGCGCGTCGTGCTATGCACGACAGGGAGCCGATTGAAGGCGCGGTTGCGTGCCGAATTGAGTTATATTTCAACGTGCCGAAAAGCTACACGCAGGGGAAGCGTCTAGCGGCAAGGCACAATGTTATAAAGCCGACAGGACGCAACACAGGCGACGCCGACAACCACGCGAAAGCGATATTGGACGCGCTGAAGGGGATTTGTTGGAATGACGATAGCCAGGTCACGCGGCTGATTGTCGAAAAGCGGTTCACCGATACGGGCGACAAGGCGAAAGTGTGGATATGTGAGGATGATAAGCATGACTAAATACCGTCTCGAAATGACCGAGGAACAGGCGCGAAATATTGTAATGCCGGAATTGCGAGATATGAATAGCCTGCACGGTTCGCATGGCGTTTACGCCAAGGAAGAAACAGAATGCCGGAATGTGAGGCGGTGGAAGATGAATAAACAAGAACTAAAACAACAATATCGTGATATGGCTGTCGCAGAGTTGGCAAAAGGGACCAACGAGTATTTGTTTAATTGCGATTGGAAACGGATATTCAAGGCATACTATTTAGACGTTCAGCATAAATTCAGCGAGAGTTACCTCGGAGAAACCACAATTCTCGAAGAATGTAAAGCGGTTGCTGCGTTAAGAGATTTGTGTGACCGATATATCAAAGCGCGGGAAAAAGAGAAAGCGTCAGGGATAAAGAGGTGGAGCGGAAATGCAACGTGACGAGAGACCAGCGACAACGGCGCAAATAGAATATGCGCGGGACTTGATACTCAAACTTGGCTACGATTTGGATTGGTACGACCTCGAAAGCATGACGCGAGGGCAAATTTCGCGGCTGATTGACGAGTTGCGAGACGAGTGGGAGGGCTGATTGTGATAGTCTTTGCAAACGACGAAATTCGAAGGTTTGTAGAATGGATAAGCGATAAAGATATTTCTCCTGTCGAGTTATACGTTGTTCCCGGTTATGATGCGTTGGAAGTTTGCGACGCAGAACATGATGAAACAGTTGCTTTCGGTGTGTATGACCCGGAAAACAAGAGAATCATTGTGCCGGAAGGGATAACGGACGAGGACAAGGCTTTTGTATTGTCGACGATCGCCCATGAATACTATCACCATATTGAGGATTCGTGGGGATGGGAACACGACGATGTCAAGGCGGAAGAATACGCGGCGGAAATGGTTAGTAAATTTAAGAGATAGGAGGGGTGACGATGGACGAACTTAAACCTTGCCCGTTTTGTGGCGGGAAGGCGCGTATCATTTATTGTGGCGACGATCATATACCGCAGGTTAGATGCGATAATTGTCTAGCTGTGATGGGTTGGCACTGTGAGAGTTGGTCGGCCATTCGCGGAGAGTTGTATTTCAAAACGGCGGATGCAGCAATCAAAGCTTGGAACAGGAGGGCTGACGATGGACGTTGAACGTATTTCTGACAAGAATTTATTAGCTTTACAAATGATGACTTGTTCGCACAAAGGAAACCAAGGACTAGGGTTTTATTCTGACGTTTATGCCGCTGTGTCTGAATTGATTGAGCGCAGAGAAGCCGCGGGAGAATGGAAAGGATTGGCTGACGATGGACATAAAGGAACGGATTGACGGGTTGACCGAGCAGGAGGCAAAGACAGCGCTGTTTGAAATAATACAGACAGTTATCGCTATGCACAAAGGTTTTCTATATGAGTTGAAGAAAATACTAAAGGAGGCGCGGAAATGAGTTATGTTCGTGAAGTGTATAGTGTATTAGACCAACGGCGGCGAGAGTTAGACGCGCTTATTTTCTCGCTTGTAGGAATGGACACTGAATGCGGCGGCATGGAGTCATTGGACGACGAAACAAAACGCCGAATTGAAATTGCTCTCAATGAAGTGCTTTTTATAGAGCGATATTCGGTGGAAGAAATTTTAGGGGAGGCGAGGAAATGACAGAGGACGAAATGATGCGTAAATACGCCGCGGCGCACGGGTGCGGCGAAGAAAAACATATTTGTTATTACTGTGGGCGTCCGGCGTATATCCGAAAAATTCTTATTGGTGATGACGATGCTATACATTGGCTGTGCGATGAATGCAACGCCAAACACAATGCCATGCTGGAAAATGCCGATAATAAAAGTGCGAAAATTAACGACGACTACCCACAAGCGCACGAGCCAAACGAGTACAGATACCTTTCCCCCGCATGGCTTGACGAGATCGCGAAGGGGCTGACGGCAGGGCAGGAAAAATATCCGGGCGAAACATGGCGAGAGATACCCGCAAGGGAGCACGCATGGCGGGCGGTGAGGCATTTGGTGTTATACCTCAAGGGCGATAAAGCCGACACGCATTTAATAAATGCGGCTATGCGAACAATGATGGCGTTTGAAACGGACGCGGCAGAAAACAGCACGATTGAATGGGAAAAGCTGATGCGTGAAAAAGGGTGCGGCTGATGAAATTCAAGAAACCGCGCAACGGCCATTTTACGGTTTATTGCTTTGAATGTTTGCACTGGCGTTATTTATATACGCGCGGTTGTGCAAATATTGGAATCTGTAATGCAGTCAGTGACGATATAACGGAACAGGACGCTTATGATAAACCATGCGGGGCGTTCAAAAAACGAGAAAAGGGGTGCGGCTGATGGAGATTTGGGGGATTCCAGTTGTTGTTACGGTGCAAGATGTGTTAAGCCTTGGCGGAATAGCTATTGTTATATGCGCTTTTGTAATTTCCATTCCAATTTTGTTGGTTGCGGAAATTGCCAGGGCATTGTCCAAGCTACGGAAACGCCCTTTTTAGCCGTTTTTATACCATGACACGATAGATTACATTCGGACAATAAAAAAGACGGCGAGAGGGCCGTTTATGGAGGCGAAAAATTTGCAGCGCGAATCACGGGACGCAAACGTGAGAAAAATCGAGTACATGATACGGCATGAAAAGCAGATTGCCGAGGCGGTCGAGGAAGCGAAGCTGTCGCCCAGTAGTAATTTAAGCGGCGAACATACTGGGCATAGTTACATCCCGGACCCGACGGCTTCCCAGGCGATACGCCACGCGGCGGAGGTTCCAAAGGTTTTCGTGGACGGTCGCACGGTCGAGTGGCCGGAGCGATGGCTGAAAGTGATACGCGCGGTCCGAGCCTGGTGCGTCGAGGATTCAATCAGGGGCGAGATATTCCGGCGCCGATACGGAGGGCATAGAAAAGAAAGCCGGTTCCTGACAATGGATTCTCTGCACATAGCGGAGCGCACATATTACAGCGTTCTTGACGATATAAGGGCCTACGCCATACAATGCGCGGCGCAGGCCCAGGTTGTGCGGGTCTTTTAGCTTTTGCCCAGTCTGAATTTAGGGAAAAAAGAGGCGGGATTGCTCCCGCCTGGTTTGGGTTAAGATTAAATCTGCTTCCCGCTCGTGTCTCCGATTACCCACAGCAGCGCGTCAATGTTGCACAGCATTTCCTCTTTATCCTCCGCTGTTCCGATAGTAGCGGCTTTTCTCATAAGCTCGTCGATCTTTTCTTGAATTTCGCGTTCAGTTTTCATGATTCATGCCTCCTCCACTTGTTCCATAAGTTCCGCTTTGTTTTTGCCCCATCCGATTGCCAAGTCCTCAATATCCTTGTCCGTTACAATCCAGTCGTTATCGTTGTTGAGGTCGAGGTCGCCGCAGTCGCTCCAGTTTAGCCGGTATTCTTCTTTGATTAAATACTTTTTCATTTTCGTTTCCCCCTTCGTTTTGCCCAGTCGGCGTTTATGTTTCAAAACGCCTCGTTTCGTTTCTCTGAAATTATATCACGGATTCGTCATAGCGAATAGGAAAATGTGTTTTTTGAGTGTCGCCTGGCTGACCGCTTCCGGGTATGCCGAATAGGCCGGATTTCCCCGGTCGTATTGCGATACCCGCCCGCACTTTGCCCGGCATATTATCAGCTCCGGGATTTTCGCTTCTCCGCTGGTCCGCAAATCGGCAACAAAATTTTTCCCATTGATCTTGACCGTCGCCCGGTAGCCGTCAGGTAGATTCCTGATTGTCATTGCGCTTCCTCCTCTCTTTTGCCCAGTTTCCTTTATGCGCTGATTCGCTTTTGTCCGGCTGCGGCTTTTCCGTCGTAGTAGCCGGTAGACCGTGCGCTCATTGTCGCGCTGCTTCCCTTGATTGCCCTGTAGCGTTCCCTCGTCAAGTGCGGGTAGCGTTCTTTCGTCGCCTGGTTGACTTCATCCGGGACAACCAGAGCGAGGGCGCGGCACTGTTGACCGAGTTCCTCATGGATTGCCTTGATAAATCCGCGGGCGTATGCAAGTTCAACTTCCCGGCAATGTCCATACAATTCCTTCGCCTTGCGCTTTTCCTCTTTGATTCCCTTGTAGATAAGGACAAAGAATGTATTAAACATTTCCTCCCATACTTCCCGATCTTGTTTCTTTCCCATGATGATGATTCGGGGGCGGGCGAAGGTGGTGTCATGTATGCACCGGCAGCAGAGATTTTTCGCTAGGACGTTTGCAAGTTCAGTCTGCCATTGCTTTTGAGTTTCAAACTCCGTCGAGTCAATCTTTTCAAGCTCCGGCGCGGTGACTTCGCTGATCTTGTACTTTGCCATAAGTCGCTGCGCTGCTTTCGCCGCCTCGATTGCCTCCGCCTCGCTTGCTCCGTTCTCTACGGTTTTCTCGAGCAAGGCACGAATCTTTTCCATGATCTTTTCATTGTCTGCCATTTTCAATACCTCCTTAAAATTTTATGATAGTGCTTATTGATTGCGCGGAAAATTGGTTTTATCTCTTTTTCCAGCAGTAAGCCCGTTTTTGCTAAATCGACGCCGTAACAATCTGTAACGGTTACGTCATATTTTGTGGTGATTCCGTCCGGCGTGTCCTCGAAGTGCGGCCGGGTGTAAATTGATACGCTATACATTTTCATCCCCCCTTTTTTGTTGTTGGCCTGCCTCGTCAGTACCGGGAAGGCCGTCCCCCGGTAGACGCCCCGCAGGGCGTTTCGGCTTAGTGTGCGAGCATGTTATAGATAAAATTCGTTTTCGGGTCGGTAATGTCTTTTCCTAGGTAGTAGAGATATTTCCCGCACATTACGCAATAACTATCTTTTCCGTAGTATTTTTCTTTCATTCCTGTTATGTTCGGGTTGGGGCCTGCGTTCGGGAATCCGTCAAGCAGGATTTCATATTTTATTGGTACGCGCTTGGTCTTCATGTTTTCCGCCTCCTTATGCTATCAGGGCACGCGCCCCGCCGCTCTTCAATTCTTCGCTGCCGTACTTCTCGCGAATGTGCGCCATCGTCGCGCCCTTGCCACGGTGATAATGGGCGTCCTCGTCTTTTCTGTAGTACCACATCATTTTCTTTTTCGCCCAACGAAAACGGGCTTCTTTTAAGTTGTCCTTTACGTTTCGCGTGTCTCCGCTTACCCATATCCAGGAGCCGCAAATTTCTATATTGATTCCGGGCAAGTCCATGATCTTCGTTATTGCTTCCCTGAGTTCTTCGTCAAGGTTTAACAGTGCTTCTTTCGTTTGGTATTCTTCGTTGAGCTTCTTCATTTCCTCTTCGCTCCCGCCGTGGTCGGGGTGGATAGCTGCGGCGGCTTTTTTGTATTCTCGCCGGAGTTCCTTTTTTGCTTCCTCGTTTTTGCCGTTTGCCTTGTTGATAAGGTCGGACAGATTGATCATTTTCGCCATTGTGAAAACCTCCTTTTAATTGTGACCGCTAGTCTTGTATATTGCTAGCCTTTATCCTTGGCTAAAGCATATCACAAAAACCTATTACTAGCAATAGGACTATAGTCTATTTCGCAGTATATTTGACAAGAAATATTGCTAGCAGTACAATAAAAAGGGAGGTGATTTTATGGCAAAATATAACCAGGCGCAAAATAGAGCGGTCCAGCGGTACAAAGATAAAGCGTACGATCGGCTAGCCGTTGCAATCAAGAAAGGCAAGCGTGACGAATGGAAGGCCGCTGCGGCCGATCTTGGCTTATCGTTGGCTGGTCTGGTCGTGGCTGGCGTCGAAGAATACATCCAGGCGCATAAAAAATAATCTCTTATTGCAGCAATAAGAAGTCAAAAAACGTGCTACAATGTCCATAGCTAGAATATCCATAAGGAAACCTCCTCTTTATTAACCGCTGATTTTGTCAGCGGTTATTTTTTTTAATCGTTTACAGCCGCTTTTGAGAAAAATAATCTAGAAAAAAGGGCTCCCTTCGGGAGTCTTTTTTTCTAGATTATTTTTCTCAAAAGTAAACCGTTATGCAATTATGTCAACCCGTCTGAAAGGTGGTGTTTACAATGGGACGTGTTCGAGGTATTGGCGCTAGTCCGTCAAGGGCTGAGGAATGGACTTCGCCGGAAAAGCTGGAGGAATTGCGAACAATTGCCGCCCGTGGTGTCACATTGTCCACCATTGCCAAGACGTTAGGCGTTGATCGCTCAACGTTGTTTGATTGGCGTAAGAAATTTCCCGTCATTGACATCGCCCTAAAAATGGGGGCTGATATGGCTGATGATGCTGTCGAGGACGCTTTGCACAAGGCCGCAGTTGAGGGCAATATAACAGCGCAGATATTTTGGCTCAAGAATCGCCGGTCTACTCGTTGGCGTGATAAGCGAGATACAGAAATAAGCGCGGACGGTAGCGGCAAAGTCTCTTTCGAGTGGGGCTCTAAAGCTGACAAAACAGGCGAGGCTGATGCCAAATGAAGATAGTGATACCATATACGCCGCGGTCTATCTGGGCAAGCGTAATACATCCGGCGCTTGATTCTCACCGTTTCGCCGTGCTTGTTTGCCATCGTCGCTTTGGAAAGACTGTCGGCACGGTAAATCAGATGCTCAAACAGGCGCTTTTGTGCAAACGAGAGGCACCGCGCTATGCCTACGTGGCACCGTTTCGCAACCAGGCGAAAATGATCGCTTGGGAATACTTGAAATACTATAGCAGCGTTATCCCGAAAAGAAAGGTTAACGAGTCGGAGTTATACATAGAGCTACCAAGCCAGCACGCCAACAGGAGCGGCGCGAGGATATACATTATCGGCGCCGACCATCCAGACGCCTTGCGCGGCGGCTACTGGGATGGGGCAATACTGGACGAGTACGCGCAGATCAAGAAAGAACTCTGGGACGAGGTTCTCCGGCCTGCTTTGTCTGATCGCGAAGGCTGGGCGGTTTTCATCGGCACGCCGAAAGGGCAAAATCAATTTTACGAAATGTACCAACGCGCCTTGAATGATTCGTCGTGGTTCACGTGTCTATACAGAGTAGACGAGACGGGAATTATCCC